ACTGCTCTCCAAACAATACCAGAAAGAACAACATTAAATACCTTACCTTCTGCAGCAAGTTCACGAGCAGTGGCTTCGGCTATTGGCTGATCATCAGGAAAAGAAGAGAATCCATAATCAGTAATGCAACCAACAACATTCTTTCTTTCATGTTCAATATTAATATATTTACCTTTAAAACTTTTCGCAATAGCAATACCCTTTTCGCCAGATATCATGTGGCCATTCTTGTTGCCAAGATTTGGAGTATATGCATTAAAAGCAACGCCTAAAATATCATAGCTAGCTTCAAAATCAAAATCTTTTGGAAGCAAATTTTTTAACTTGTCCGCGCTAGCTTTTGCAATGTATTGAAGATCTTCCTTATCCATAGATACCGCTTTGATTTGAATACTATCAAATCGAATATGGAATGGGCATTCTTCTAATTTTTTACTTTTTTTTGCCATATTAATTCTGTTGTGTAATTGCGCACCAGTATCGACTGCTTCCACTAGATACTGCACGAACTTCACCCATTGGAGAGCTAGAAAAAGCTGGGGTGGCATAGCCAGATCCACTTAATACAATATCATAAAATGGAATGCCCTGATCTATAAAAAATGGACTTCTATATTGCAATCTAATAGTGCCAGAAGCATTTCCAAAAGCGGTAAATAAGTTTTCACGACTGCGGCCAATTTCTGCCCATTGACCAGTAAATGGAGCCTGCTGTCCTGTTAAAAGATGTATTGTGTTTAAGAAATCGCTCATAATATTATTTATTTATTACACTCATTTTATTTTAAATAACTTATTTAAATTTTTATAAGTATTGAGCCTGTGCTTGTTGCATTTAAGGCATATCCTATTTTTACAGAATATAAACCAGAATCGCCAGTTATTCCGCCATTAATAGACTCTGATAAATATACAATACTATTTGAAGAAAATTGAGTAGTATCAATACCAGTAACAATTCCAAATGCAGCTATATATCCCGTTTGATTATTGGGAATATTATCAGTAGCCACTCCCATAAGATGAGTTCTATGATAGGCATTTGATCCATTAGCTAACCATACTTTTGGAAGATTTTGATCAAATCCAGAAATATAAACAGCCTGACCATTATTAATTTGTACGCTAGTTTTATTTACAGCTTTAAAATATTGCTCTTGAGATGCAGCAGAAATTAATCCAGTTGTATATCCAGAAAAAGTTTCAAACTTGTCTGTTGTAATTAAATCTTTATAATAATTAGCTGCAACAACTGACTTTCCACCCAAAACAATATTTACATTTTTAACATCATTTAAAGTTCCACTTATATCAATACCAATCATTCTTCTGAATGGTATGTAAGCATCTTGGGCCAATGTAGCCCAAGAATAAAATAATCCAGAATTCAAACCAAAACTTGTAATATGTACTTTTTGTTGATTTTTTGGATCTCTATAATAAAATCTTCCAGTTAACGGAAGCGAAATTGCAAATGGGCCAGACCCACTATTTGATACATATACTGCCCATCTATTAACATAAAATTCATTTGCTGAATAATATTCTAGAAGCGTATTTCCAGTTGCTCCATATTCTGAATAAAAAGAAATTGAACTATCGCCGCTTGACATAACAACCCCTTCGCTAATATTTTCTTGATATAAATCATTATATCTTCCCTTCAATACAATTGATAAATCTTCGGCCCCAGACAGTCCGGAATATATATCCAATCCTATAATTTGATTTCCAGTTAAAGTATCTTGAAAAATTTGCCCAGAATTAGCAAATTGCCCAGAATTAATATAAAAATTAGCTATTGCAGATCTGTTCGATGGATTTAGAGGAGATCTAACATATAGCTGTCCAGTTAGTGGTGACCATATTGGTTGACCGCTTGCCCCACTTGTCAAATGTGCTGGCCCAACTCCAGATTCTCCTAAATAAACTTCCCATCCAGTAACGATATAATCTGTATTTAAATATTCTTCATACAAAGAAAGTCCAGTATATGGAATTGACAAAAAAAAGTTTGGTGGCTGCAGGCCTATTTCAGATGGAAGCAACACATACTGATTGCTGGCAGGAATAACCAATGGTTTTCCATCTAAAAGCAGAGTCTGCTTAAATTCATCTGTTGTTAAAGCAGCTCCGCTAATAAACAATCCACCTATATTAAGGTAGGAGTCGCTTTGCTTTACTCTTTTATTAATCATATGATGGATCTAAAGTAAATTGACTATACTGTAATGAGGCATGAAATATAGTACTTTCTGTAGATTTGCCGCTAGCCATTATATAAAAATTTGCATCATTTCCAGACTCTATAAATATGCCATAATCGTCGCTTCCACCAAATAAATCTGCCTGATCTTTGATAACTGTTTGTAAATTTGTACCTCTAGCAATTACGAAATATTTTCTTCCATAAATAGTTTCTTCAAAGTCTTTACCCGCAAAACTTGCTAGAAAATCTGTAACTGGTGCATATTTACATGCAAAATAATCAACATGGCCAACAAGCGCTGCTCCGGTTGGAACCTGTATGCCAGAATATTTAGTTCTTGGAACCTTCATTGCTTTAATAACTTGACCACCAGAAATTAAAGCTTTTAGATTTATATTTCCAAAATAAGAATTGTTTACACTATTGCCAATACCAAAAGAATATGGATGCGGAAAGGCATCCCCGCCAGTCATATTAACGCCATTTATAATTGTTGATCCTGTTTGATTAAATAAATACGCGCCGCTTAAATTTATATAAGTACAACCCTTGTTATTTGCAAAATATCCATCATTACAATTAATTGTTGATACAGATTTATTTCCAACAAGATAATTTCTATCGCCATTAATAAAAGTAGCAGAGTTGCCTGATGCAAAAAAATTCTGATAGCCAATCCAATTATAAGAACCAGCTTGTGTTGATAAATTTGTACCCCAACCACTACCAATATATGAAAATGTTATAGTTTTTAAAAACGTATTTGTATTGATATTTATATCATTAGTTCCGCTTAGTAAAATATCTGATCCGCTTATTGTATTTAAACTTTTTACCCCAGCATTTTTAGCTCCACTAGAGTCTATGTAAATATTTTGACCAGTAACTCTAACTGATGTACCATTCTCTCCAATTAAAGTAATTGAGCCAGATTTATTATTAATTTGACTAACTGTTTGGGCAGAAAGTCTAATTGCTCCACCAGAAAAATAACTTACAATATTTTCTTGGCCAGTAATTGAAATGCCACTAATTGCAATTGTACTTGCATTTAATGGCCATACATCAACGTTGCCAGCCCCAGACAATGTAAGATTTCCACTTAGCGTATTCAATCTATTAACAGAAGTAGCTCCAGTTAGTCCAAAAACTATCGTAGAGCCTCCGCTAACATATGAATAAATACCGCTTGTGCCAGTTATATTAACATTACCAGTTAAACCAGCAAATGACTGTACAAAGTTACCATTATTATTATTTAATGTAAAATATAAAGTATTTCCTACAGGAACAGTTTTAAGTCCAGAAACCCCACTTAAATAACTATAATTTGGATAAAGTGGATCAGCATATGTTTTTACTGCGCCAGATATATCTGGATGAAGCTGTGATGCGCGGATAAGTGTTCTCATTATTTTTTAGAATGATAAAGTATTGCTGCCTCATCTTCTCCTATTTCATGGTGAGCGGCAATATCAAAAATTTCTTTTGAAATATTATTTTTTGTCACATCTTGAGCTGGATTTTCAATATATTGATTAACTTTATTTTTCCAATCTGGCCTTTGCTCGGAGGAAATAATTATATTTGCCAAATCAAACGCTATGCTTTTTTGAGACTGATTTAGTTTTTTAATTTTATATTTTTTCTTTAGCGCTTCAGAGATTAAATTTTCTAATTCATCTTTTTCTTTTAATACAGATCCAATCAAAGCAGTGCTAAACTTATAAGATGCAACAGATTTTTGTCCTATTGGCGTAATAGCTTGCGTTGTTTGCTTTGCTGGTGTGCCATTTGGCCTCCCAGCCTGACCAGCAGGAGATTGTTTTGGATTTAATAATGGCTGATAAAAACCATCTTCTTTTTCAGAAATCATTTCCCTTTGAGACTCAACAAGCTCATATGGTTCTGGTAATACGTTAGTATTAATTGCAGAAATTGCATCCTTTGGAGAAATTGCCCCAAGCTCTAGCAATCTTGTGTAAACTCTAGACAGCACGGCAGAATCATTTCTAAAATTATGAGTCTTCCATTTTGGTGTTGGAACAGACTTAAAGTTCATAGTTTTGGCTATTTCACGCACTTGTGGCTCCAAGAATTTAACAATGAATTCTTTTCTTGCAAACTCAAGCCTCTTGAAAAATGCATCCATTTTTGCACTAGCATTTGCAAATTTATCATCGCCAAAAATAATATTATTTAAACCAAGTCTGATATCACGATCTACAATTTCATATTTTTTTGGGTCAAGAATATCTCCAATTTGTGGAATAACGAATTGGGCCTTTGTTGTATAGTCTGCAATTAAAACTCTTCCAACGCTACCATTTTCAAAAATTTTACGAAGCACTTACTGGCTTTTTTGGCTTGGCGGTCCAAGCTCATCATTTCCCTGAGTTATTAACAAAACTGCTTGCTGAATGGTTCTAGATACAGCCATATCAACTTTTTTAAGCTCTAATTTCCAATTTATGTCTTCTAGAACTGGAAAGCCCATTGGAACTGCCAATGGTTCATAGTCTTGTTTTTTGTAAAAAATACTAACCAACCTATCAGAGTCAAGAGAAATCTCAAGAGATTGATTTCCATTTTTAATATTTTTTAACTCAGGCATTGTGGATGCAATTTTTTTATCCTCATCATTGTTCGGCCTTAACAATGCACCAATCTCAAAAGAATTCAATCTTTTCTTGTAAATAGGAGAGGTAAAGCTAGAAGACGCTAATACTTGTATATCATATGGATTTAATATAATATATTTTAATGGAACCTTTAACGCAGCCTCTGCAATATTCATTTGCTGAAGTTTTCGCAAACTTTCCCTTGGAAATTCACCGAATAATTTATAAATAAAAACATTTCCACTTCTGAAATATTCACGAAAGAACATATCTGTCAACTGCCATAAATTTATTTTTTCTGCCCAAATATTAAAAAAGTTTCTTGATTCTTTATTTCCGCCACTGAATGTAATTTCAGAAATTGCAAATTCAGTCATTAAATCAATAGTATTTCTAAAAATAGGAACATTCCAATAGGCCTTTTGACATAAAAGAATTGTATCTTGCAATGAAATATTTGTAGCATATTTGCCATTACTTCTTTCGTACAAAAATGGCGCAACCCCAGCTTCAAGATTAGCAAATCTTTGAATTCTGGTTATGCTACCAGCAGAATTTGCCCTTGATCCTCTTTCAGGAGTTGTATCGCAAGACCCAATTAGCTTATCATAATCATCCAAGCTAGCTGTTAATGGTTCCGAAATCTCCTTTTTATTCTTTTTAGACCTTGTACCCTTTTTAGATATCATATGCAGTTATTTATTACAGTAATGTATTCTGAAATTCATTTTATTTAAAAATTAAATTAAATTAGAGTTGGTATAAACTGTTCTCTTTTAATTTCCACTTGAGTTTTAACTAATTCAAAATAACATTTTATACCCCAATTACCTAATAATAGCGTGCTGTAGTTATCTTTTCTAGGTTTATTATTTGCCGTTGAAGTTCTGGCTGATCTTGGAAGATCAAAGCTTTGATGGCCTCTGGAGGTTGATGTTACCTCAATATTTGCACACTGCTCTTTTGTTGAAATAATAATATCATCCTGAAGTTCAATAAATTCTCTTATTGATAATTTTCTATTATCTTCTTTGGAATCACCCTCTAGAATCCCAGATCCGTGAGGAAATACTAATTTTAATGGAATTCTTAAATTAAACATATAGGACATATATTCTGGGTGGTTGCTGGCACGAGAAGCAAACCATATTTTTTTATGATCAATGCATGACTGTAAATAAGAATTAGATCTCATAATCCAATCTGTGCTTGGCGTTTGTCTAATGCACATGCAGCCCATGTCTGGGCTATATTGTTTTTTTGCTTTAGTAAGCATATCTACTTGATCCTGACCATCTTTGGTAGAATCCCATTCTGTTATATATGTTATTTTTTTACTTATACCCTTAAACAATTCACTTTCATTACATGCGTCAATAATTGTATCCAAGTTCGAAGAGTCGGCAATTATTAAAACAACATTGAAATGTGTTAGCACATAATAAATATATTTTATATGATCTTGAAGATCTGCACCGATCCTCTGATACCCATGAACAAGAACCCCTTCTTCTTTTTCTTCATCAAGCTCTACAACTGACATTGCAAAAAAGTCTGACGATGCGCTTTTTGAATAGTTTGGATCAATTGATAATATATATTTTTTTAATGGGTCTCCAGTAACTTTAGAATGTGGATACTCGCCATCTGGAATGGTACATTCGTTCATTTTACGCATTGAAAAATACCCATCGCCACCATCACGAAACTGTGCGCCATATTCGCGCTGAAACGAATCTTCTGATATGCTTGCTCTTTGTGATTGAATAAACTCTCGGTTTAATATAGTTGCTGGTATAGCCTCCCATCCCATTTGTGATATAAAATAAGTTGGCCTTTCCTCTTCCTTATTATTCATCGTCAAAATATCCGGACGTTCTACAAAATCAGTCCAGTCGGAATACATTTTATACAAATGCTGGAATTGATAAGAGGCAGATGACAAACAGATCATTTGTGCGGCATTTTCAAAAATCATTTTATTATTGGGATGTAATGTGCCAGCTTTAATTAACTCGTCCTCTAATTTTCTAACTTTAATTCTGAACGCAGCGTCCCTTGGCGAAGACAAGAATGGTGCTAATACATCATTAATCATCTGCGGAGATAATAGCAAAACCTCATCAAGGATAAGAACATCGCAACGCATGCCTCGCGTATCTTCAGAAAGTGGAATAGCGCATATATATCCACCATTAACGTCCCATTGAAACTTATCGTTTCTTAAATAAGGTTTTTTATCAAAGCATGATCTTGCAAGCTGAGCTTCTTCTGTGTTTAATAGTCTTACAATTTCTTCAAAAATTCTGCGGCTTGTTCTAAAATTTGCTGAAGCAATAACAATTCTAGTACCAGGCTCAAATATACATTTTAATATACAATACCAACCAGCTAAAGTAGATTTTCCACCACCACGACTAAAAATAAGCATGCAATTATTCTTTTCAAACATTGCATTTATATGCATAACCTGCATTGGCTCCATATTAATACCAAGAATTAATTGTGATGTAAATCCAATATTATGCCTTAGAAATTTTGCTAAACTTATTTTTGCTGTTCTATCGTCCAACTCACCACGCAATTCTAATAGCTCATTGTTAAAATTAGCTATTTCTTTTGCTGGTTGATTTCCTGCCCAAATTGCCATACTATATTATTTCTTTTTCAATGCAATATTGCAAATCTATTTTTTTAACTTCTTCTCCAAGTCCTAAAATTTTTAAAATTAAATCAGTCATATGCTTTCTGCCATCACAATATACAACTTGAAAGCATTCATATTTTTTATATAAATCTCTAACTCTATGAAATATATATTCTGGGCTTGTTGCAAACCATCGTTTTTTATTATAGGCTAAAGAGCTGTATGATGCCTCGACCATTATAATAATATATCCATTATTATTTTGTGCTCTTAACAATTCTCTTTCAAACCTTTCAAGATTGGCACCAAAAGTTCCAAAAAAATCACTGAAACTTTTTCGCTCAATAACTATTCTGGAAGCTGGAGATAGGGCATAGTCCCCATAATCAAGTGCAACATTTACTTTTCTCAAATCTTTTGCAAATTTTAAAGGTCTTTTTTCGCGGGTATCAATTACTATTTGTTTTGCAGGTTTTGAATTCGTAGCCCGTGTATCTAAATTATAATAATCATATTTAGATTCTATGTTGCTCTTGATACATATTTCATTATAGTTAGTTGAGCATAATTTTTCTATAAAGCGAATTGATGGTAAGCAGCTTATTGTTTGTATGAAAAATTCTGGTGGTGCGTTTTTTAAATTTTTAATATCACAGTATTTTTTAATTTTTCCAGATATATAATCCAAAGCTTTTTCTTGGCCAATTTTTGCAAGCCAAGACTTCATAGAAATTTTATCTTCAAAATCTGAAAGAAAATATTGCTCTACTGATTTGAAATTTATTTTATTCTTGTTTGATAGGTCATGTCTGGGATAAAATTGCTCGAAATATCTTTTTTGAGATATCTTGTGTTGCTTTAAATGTTTTGAAAGCTCTATAACGCCACTAAATTTTTTAGTGCAAAATTCACATTTAAGTTCCATATTAACCCACCAATTCTTCTATTGTTGCTCCGCGAAGAAGAGCTTTTATTTCGCTCATTGAATTAATACGACCAGCCTCCTCTTTAATTTTCATTTTTTCTAGATCAGCCAGATGTATTGTTTTTTTTCTAAACTCTTCATCTTTCCAAGCTTGTACTAAATTTATAAGCCTTTCAAATCCATCGCTTTTTTCTTCTAAGCGTTTATTTCTTTTTGTTGTTAAATCATTATATAATTTTGTTTTAATATTTTCACATGAATTAAGTTCAGTCTGGAGTACATTTATGGCCTCGTTCATTTTCATCGAAATTTCTCCTGCGGCCATGGTCGCGCGAAGAGACTCTATTCGTCTTTGAATTTCAGCTGCTCTTACAATTTGATTGCACAAAGTAATAAATTGATCCAAATCTTCCTGTGTTAAATCTGGTTTATCATGAGTATATCGAATGAAAGCATCCTCAAAAAGATCTCGATCTCCTTGAATTTTGTAAGTATTAATTTGATATATAAAGCGAAATATATTTAAATATTTTTTAAGCTGCTGCATTTCAAAAAGCTGTTGTTTTTTTAATGCCTCTTCGTTATATCCATAATTTAAATATTTATTTACGCGTTCAATTGTTTGTTTTAAAGTTTTTGGTGGTTTATATTCAGAATCTATTAACTCTTCTGGATTATAATTAATATTAACAATTTCTAGCTCGTCTTTTGGCTGTGGTATATTATCTCTTTTAATAGTATCTTTGATTTCTTCAATTTTTGCATTTATTGTTCTATATTCTTGGCTTAAATTAGTAAGAGCATCGTTATTAAAAAGTTCTTTTGCTATCTCTAGTGCGCTTTTAACTCTAAAATTATTTTGTATATAAATAATCTGCTCTTGCGTTAAATTAATAAATCCTTTTAAAATAACCGTTCTTGTTTTAAATTTCAACCCACTCTCGTTGCAGAATGCCTTAATTGCCCTAGCTTCTTTTGTTTTTCCATCCAGAGCATCATTTTCAAAAACGCTCTTGACAATGTTTGAAAGCTCAGGCTCCAAATCTACAGAAAAAAAATCAAGCACTTTCTTTTTGTGCTCTTCAGAAAGTTCAAAATTTACCGAATCAGACATATTATATTATCATTTCTTTGACAATTTTCTTTGCTTTTATTACAATCTGTGCCCTTATTTTCTTAACAAATTTATAACCAGTTTTTGTAGAACCATTTTTATAACCAAGCATTGTTATAACTTCTGTTTCTGGATACCCATCTACAAACAAATATGTGTAAACCTTTTGCTGAACTGGTGTTAAAGATTTTAACATTTCGCTATGAACTTTTGGAACAAACGATTCAAAATCAAAACCGCTGGAATCTGATGCGCGAGCATCAAACTCATTACCCTCACCAAAAATTCTTTCATCATTTACGCTAACTGGCAACTTAACATCATAAGCATGTTTCTTTGTTTTCTCCCATTTTGCATAATCAGCACATTTAGAAGATTGAACATTATATAATTTACAATTATTTCCACCAGCATTATGTGGGCAATTTAAACACGGCCTGGCATAGTTGGAATAATTGTTTCTAACGAGGTTAATAATTTGATTTGTAATAACAGTATTTAACCATGGAAGGAGGGCCATTTCTGGATTCCACTTTTCCCATTTTTTAAAAATATGTAGTCTTAATTTTTGTTCTACATCATTAAAATCCATCCATGCAATGGATGTTAATTTCCACTGAGAGCGTCTTTTTGCTATCTCCTGATTTATTATATCTAAACAGGACTCGAAAGATGGGCGCTCCATATTTATTCTTCGCTATCTATGATATCAATATTATTTTGATAATTTCTGCCTGACATTTTAGCTTCTGAAATAAAACTCGCAGGCAACGACTTTGCTACTTTTTTTCTTCCACGCTTTTGTTTTGCTGATTGCTTTATAGATGCAGATTGTTTTTTTTGGCTTGGCTCATCTGACACTAAATCGCCAAGCCTAATTCCATTACTTTGATTATTTTTTTCTATATTCACATCAAGGCCGCGCATTGAGCTATAATCGCCAACAATTTCAGGATCAAACGCTTCATCCGCATGATCAACGCTAACCTTTTTATTTACAGCTATTGGATTTGTTATATTAACTTGAAATTGATTTGATTTAATAATACTTGTTTGCGGTGCCGCAACAGAAAATGAAGATCCGCAATGGGAGCAAAATTTTGGTTTTTGAAATTGGTAAAGGTTTTTACCGCCACACTTTGGACAAAAATAACTTAACATAATTAAAAGAAATTTATTATGTATTATTCTACAAAATAAAAGAGTAAAAATCTAATTTTTAATTTATTTTATAATTTTTGGCTTGGGCACCAGCTATCTTGATAAACTTGAGAAATGTTTGTGCTATGAGCTTTATTTTTCTTTTCTTTTTCTTTTTCAGCTAATTTAATTGCATCTTCTTTTTTGCGCTGTGTTATTTTTTTAACCACAAATTTGCAAAGCTCAGATCTTAAAATATCATCCTCTGTAAATTGAAAATGATGGATTCCCATTTTTTTTGATTCTTCGCATGAGAATAATTCGACAATTTTATCAAAAGCACCTTGTTTATTAAATGGAAGATCTGACTGCGATGAATCTGCGCATATAATCATTTTTGTAAATTTTCCAATTCTTGTAAGCAATGTGGCAAACTCTGATAATGTGGCATTTTGCATTTCGTCCATAAGCACTACTCTTGCTGCAAAACTCAACCCACGACAAAAGTTAATAGGCTGATTTGTAATTCTATTATCAGTTTTTAATCTTTTTATCTGATCAATCGGCAAAAGTTCTTCTAGTTTGTCAGCAAATGGCATCATATAGACATCATATTTAGATTGCAGATCGCCAGGCAAATATCCAAGCTTTGAATCGGCACTTTCTACAGCCGCTCTAACACATATAATATCAGAGACTTTTTTTTCATTTAACATTTGAAGCGCGGCCCTAACAGCAATTAATGTTTTGGATGAGCCAGCTGGCCCACTTACAAAAACAATTCTAGCTTCTTTATTATTAATTAAATTAAAAAACTCTTTTTGCTTATTAGTCCATTCAAGCTCTCTTATCTTAAGCTCAAAATCAATTTTATCCCTTTGATATACTTTTGGACTCTTATCCTCAGCCTTGCGCATACTACGCGCTGATTGCTTTTTAGACATATAAGAATATTACAGTAAAAATAAAAAATAAAACTACTTTTAAAATTAAATCGAAATAATTAATATTTTTTACAATTAATGTGTATTATTATACCTGCAATGTAATATTCATTATGGCCATACAGCTAAGTAGAGACATTATACATCCATATGCCAAGAATTTTATAGAAAAATCTGGAGGTTATGAAGTATTTAATAATAGCGAAATAGAGGCTGTTAATTTTTTAATAAAAAGCTTAATTGATAATAATTTATGGAATAAATTTAAAGCATTATATCCGTTCGTTGGTCGGACTGCCCAAGCGCACGCTGTTAATTTAATCAATGCAAATCGTCATAATATAAAATGGTATGGTAATGTTATACATGATAGACTTGGCGTTACTGGAAATGGAGGCTATGGCAATACACTTTTAGCAGCTGGCTTGTTGAAAGAAACAGATATACATGTTTCAGTTTATAATGCCACACAGTGGAGCTTGGCCAATAATAATTCGCACCTGATAGGCACAACAAAAAAATCTCAAAGAATAACATTAAAAACAGCAATTGATAACAGATATACATATAGCACCGCGGATGGAATATTTTTCGCAGGAACAGAAGGTAATGATATATCAAGCACAGAAGCTTTTGGGTTAATAGTTGGAATCAACAGCATTAAGTGCTATGTAAACGGAATACCATTTGGGGTCATCAGTCCAAATGACCCATCAACATTCGTACCAGCGCCTGGCAATTCGCAGCAACAAGCCGCAATGAATAATACCGTTATTCAAAGCTTAGATCAGTATCCAATGCTAATTTTATCTTATGATGATTTTGGATCAGTTTCTGTCAAATCTACAACAAATATAAGATTTGCCAGTATTGGCAGCGGAATGAATGATCAAGAGAATGCAAAATTTTATGAAATAGTCGAAAAATTTCAATCAATATTGCAAAGAAATGTTGGAAGTCTCAAGTTGAACATATACTTATTTGAAAATATAGAGAGGGAAAAAGTAACAGCTAATTTAAATATATTAAGTATAATTCAAAAATTAGGAGTATTTAAAATTAATCAAATAGAAAGTGAAAGCATAAAATCAAGTCTCTCAATAAATAATTTGAGAATATCGGGAGCTAGGCGAGTTTACTTAAATGATAGGGCATCTTCAAATATATCTGTAATTTCTTTTACAGAAATATAAAAAAAAATATAATTAATTTGATGAATATTTTAACAAAGAAATTTTATGAAAGCTTATTGGAGCCAAAAATGTTCGTTGGGGGAAAATGGAATATTTCTATAGTCTCAAGAGAGAATGGGCGCGAAAATTTCATCTTTGGAAAAAATAAAAAAAATAATTTAATATTAAATCAGGGATTAAATATTTTAGCAGAAAGTAAATATTTTACAAATTATAATGGAATCAATTACAATACAATTCCAGCCTTTTTATATTCAACAGCTGTTTTAGGGAATGGATTAATTACTCCAAACGTAACAGACACTCAATTAACAAACCAGCTTCAAGAAAGCACATCAATAAAAACAGACTCGTGCAGCGTTGAAGACAATTACATAAATGGAACACGGACCTTTAAAAAAGTTTATGATTTTCCAAGCCCTACATCTAAGATCTCTGTTTCTGAAATTGGTTTAAATACTCCATTTAATAGCAAAAAACTTTTTTCAAAATTTTTATTAGAAAGACCTGTAAGCATAGAAGTAGATGAGTTTATAAGATTATACTATGATTTTTCTGTTGGATCTGATGCCATTATAAATCCAATTAATATATCATCTTCTTCAGGAGGTGTAAATGCAAGTGGGCAAATTAAATTGTGTGGCAATTTTAATGATATATTTTTATCTATGGATTCTAATGGAAATCCAACATTTGGAAATGGAGATTCACCAAGAACATCACTACTGCCTTATTACGAAAAATACTGCTCAGAAAATCCAAGCTGTGCAACTGAATGTTTTGGAACATGCTTTATGGTAGATCAAAATCCATCAATGCCTACTGTTAATAATTCGCTATCTAATGAATGGATTGGAGAAAGGCTAGAGGAAAGTTTAGGAAATATATCGGCATCTACTTACATAAATGGTAATTTTTATAGAGATATAACGTATACATTTAATAATAATAATCCAATCGAAACTAAAAATTTTGGCGGATTTTTATTTACAGTTACAAAAACAAACAGACAAAATACATGGGATGGCTGGTTTTGGAAATTTACTAACAATCAAGTGAAATATAATTCAAAAAGTCTTGTAATTATATTAAGACAATCAATAAATAGAATATGAATATAGACATAAAATCTTACGTGTCTGCGTGTTATAACGTGGCAATATGTAAATCTGGAGAAAATGGAATAGAGGAAAAATATCCTCTTGGAACAGGTATGCGCAAAAATACCATACTTGACTCGTGGCTTGAAACAATTCCATTAATTTTATCTACAGGCACAAATAAAAGATTCCATATGGCAGAAATGATACGTGGTAATGGGTTTGGTGCTGCTCAGCTGAATAGTTCAATGCAAATAGGAAAAGGAACTACCCCAACAAATTATCAGCAGAGACAATTAGTAAATTTCTCAAAAGAAACTAGCTATGTTAGGCCATTTGTTACTGGAAGTTATTATATTGATAATACTGGGCTAGGTATGAGAACTTACAGTATTACTTATGAATATCAGCCAGAAACTGGAACTAATACATATTATGAGGCTGGGTTAAAATCTCCATATTCATATTTTTGGCAATCTGGCTCCACGATTGATCCATCAAGAGTACCGCCAACATTATTAAGCCCAATAATTTCTAGATTTCTTTTTACAAACCAAAGCGGAATAGTTGGTTTTGCAAGCGGCTTTGTTGATAATGTTGGAAACTATTCCATTTTTACAGGCGCATCTGGCTATAGCGGATATATAATTAATAACCAATATACAAAATTTACAGGCGGTAACGATTTTCAAAACAGAACAGATTTCCAATACGGATATAGCGTATTTAATCCAATTTTTAATGGCACTACTGGAGGCTTTTTTAGTGGAATAAATTATGCAAATTCTGGAAGTGGAATTTTGAGTGGAATTATTGGTTATAAAAATGATCTTTCTGGAATTACGGCAAATATTGGTGAATATATAAAAATAAAATATGATGTATCAATAAGAATACCGGCAATTGTAAGCGGAATTCCAGTTACTGGAACGGGAGTATTGTACGGCGACTTTAATGGTAGTGGCGAGATAAAACTTTGCGGAACATTTAGAGATCTATTTGGCAACGTTGACTCTAATGGCTATGTAAGATTTATAAATAATGGAGTTGCCGACTCAACCGCAGATTTATTACCAAGGCTTGAACAGCTTTCATGGGATACGCCACCAGAAATAGAAGGATTAATGTGGCCAATAAACAATTTTCCAACAAATAGCACATTATCACAGGCGACCGCGCACTTCACGGCAACTTACATTTCAGGCATACAATTGAACCAAAATATAACAGGGTTTGTGAGTGGATACAAGGATCAATTTGGAAATTTTACCGGATTACATTTAATAGACATAAGTTCTGGGTCAAGTGGTTATTTTCTAAATCAACAAAAGTATTATTTTCCAACTGGAAACTTATTTTCAGGATTTAGCGGTCAATCTGGTTTTATAGAAAATGACAACATTACATTTAAATATTCAGGATTTTCATTTGTATCTGGTAGTGGATTTTCTGGTTTAAATTTTATAAATTCTGGGTATGGAGTTATGACTGGAATTATTGGAAATAGATCTGAGCTAATACCATCAGGATTTCCAAGCATAAATTCCGGAGCAAATGTGCCAATTGTAAATATTGGCGATTCTAGCTCTGATAGAAAAAATCCATTACAATACAAAGGCACTGCATATGATTTATATCAAAGAAGCTCTGGTGCAAATCTTCAAGATAAATATATAGATAGAGAATTTTATTTTGTTGCCGATTATCCAAATTATGATTTAAAATTTGGTGGAATATTTTTCTGTCCAATGGTGAGAGATGTTAGTTCATTAATTGGCCTAATAGAATATCAACCAAATAAGTACAGCACTCAAAGAGGCTATGGATGGTATTGGAAATTTAACAATATACAAACAAAATACCAAGATCAACTGCTGAAATTAAATTTTAGATTTTCTATGGATAGAGATTAATGAAAACAAACTTTTCTAGTGATAAAATTAATGTTTTATTAAGGCCATTTTTTAATCAAAATGGCGGTTATAGAAATTTTAGAGAATATGAAATTCGATCCTTATCTGAATTAGTTGATAAACTAGTTGGTTACAATTTATGGAGTAAATTTTTAGCTATATATCCATTTGTTGGAAGAACGGCAAATAGTCACTCTTTTAATATTAAAGACATTAATCAGTATAAAATAACTTGGACTGGAACATTAACCCATAATAATTTTGGAGTAATTAGTGGCGGTGGATGGGGTGATACAAATTTCCCGCTAGTATTGTTAAGAAACAATTTAAATAATATACATATAAGCGCATATAACAGAACTTCGTTATCACAGTCAACTTTTGATGGCAGATTGATAGGGGTAAATTCTTTAAATATATTAACAAATTATAGAGAAGCTGGTGCTCAAGAATTAAATTTTACAACAGCAAATGGTGGAATAGTTGGCTATGTTTACAGTGAATATAGTAATTTGGGTGGTTATGGATACAAACAGAGTCAAGTTTCAACTGTAACAGGAAGAGGGCTTATGGTTGGTACAAACTGCGATAAATGTTATTTAAATGGAGAAGTTTTTGGAGAATGGCAACCGCTTTTACCAACCCCAATTCACCCGCAGTGCCCAAGAAGAATTCTATTATTTGCAAACAGATATGAAACAAGCGTAACTTCTGCTGCAAGAGTAAATCTGGCATTTGGGAGCATAGGATATGGATTTTCTGAAACTGATATTAAAAATTTTTCTGAGGCAGTAGAAACATTTCAAAAAGCAATGTATAGATCTGCACTGTAATAATTACCATGCCTAACGTTTTTTCTATTGAAAATATTAATTTAAATGGATCTACCATTACTACAAATAATGGTACGCTATATGTTAATAATAACCCAATCATTGCTCAAACTGGAGTATCTGTAAATGAAAATTTATTCATAAAAGGATATGCCCCGCTCACATTCTATTCTAGATTGGCAATACATGGAACATATTTAAATGAAATATTTTTAAATGATGAATTTATAGCTACAGGATGGCTAATTACCTGCTCGCAGCCAGGCACAGGACAGTCGGCACTTCAAGGAAGATTCTATACCAGAAAGCCAACCTCAGTTATTGACACTCAAACTATAAGTCAATTTCAATTACAAACAGGTTCTATTTTTTCTTTCAGTAATCCATATTTTTATAAAGTTTATAGCGATAGCGTAATCGGTCTAGATATATATTCCATACCAGCAGAAATGCAATCGTTATCTATCAATTTATTAGGATATTTCGCTGGAGCTGGCCACTTTGATAAAGTTCCAAAAACATTTGATACCTATATCAGAGGCAAAGTAGAAATTGGATATAATATTTTTCAAGAATATGTACAATATGATACTACATTTACTGGTATTGGAATTTATGCAGGTGAGTCTGGCACTGGACCATCAACAATCAATACGCAATATATAACCGGATATTTAAGTGGCACTTTAAACCAATACCCAATTTATAAAAGTATAACAGGCGTATATGCAAATAGTGGATACTTTGTAAGTGGAAAAAAATATAATTTCCCTACAGGAAATCAATTTTCTGGATTTAGTGGTCAGTCTGGATTTGATAATATATGGGGCTATTCATATAGTGGCTTTGAAATATCAAGAAGCGGTGATAATATTTTTAGTGGTTATTATGGTAATGTAAGATTTGGTGAAGGAGAGCTTTTAGAAAAAATAGGCACAAGAAATTATACCGTTCAAGAAAAAATAATAGGTTTTAGAAGTGGATTTTTGAATGAATCATTTGTATTTTCTGGATTTACTGGACAACAAAACCTGAGTGGATATTTTATTAGTGGGACGCAATATTATTTTCCAACAGGGACTGGCTTTGCAAATTTCAGTGGTCAATTTGGATTTGATGAATATCTGGGATATTCTTATACTGGATTTACCTTTCCAGAAGGAGTTGGCTTTAGCGGATTAACATTTCCAAGTTCTGGAACTGGAATTTTGACTGGATATATTGGACATCGAAATGTTTTGACTGGTGAATTTGTTAGCGGATTTATAAAAATAATATCTGATTATGATTTTACTGTCGCAACAGGAAGAAATTTTGTTAGTGGATATTTTATAGACAGAACAAGAACTGGATTCGATACTGGCATTCCATTTTCTGGATTTGATGGGCGAAGTGGATTTGATAATTATTGGGGCTACACTTTTAGCGGATTTTTCCCCACAAGCAGCGGATTTAGCGGCAGTAATTTTTTATATTCTGGAAGTGGCATAATGACAGGAGCAATTGGTTATAGATATATTCCAAACTTAAATCCATTATCTGGACAGTTTTATTATAAAAATAATCTTGGCGATAAAACAGCTGGCCCTAGCTTTATTTTAAACTCTGGAGAAAAATTTTATGAAAGCACATCTGTATTTTATCCAGTTTCTGGAAAAAGAATTATTGGATTTGATATACATAATACCCTTTCTGGCTTAAGTGATGTGAATATAGTATTGATGGGATATTATAATTGAATAAAAATGATTTCGTTAAAAAATAAATGTATTAAATGCGCCCATATAAAGACATAATTCATCCCATGCTATACGATTTCTCAAATCGTGTAGCAGAAGTTGGATTTAATACATTTGATCAATTTGAAATATCATATTTAAATGATTTTGTTACCTATTTGAACGAGACAATTCCGGATGGAAATTTTGCATTCTATCCTTTAAGAATAAAACAAAATGTGGGCCAGGGAAGGACTGGCATAGGTATGGGAAAAATGGGATCTGGAAACCCAATTATATTTAATAGTGGAGTTACTTGGAACCAGTCTGGGGTATACATGGATAGCCTGAACAATTGCGGACTTATTGATTTTGAAAATTTAGGATTTCAATTTAGAAGGGACACATCTACAATTTTTTATGTTTTTAAACATGAAAGAAGTGAAAATGAAGAGTTAATGTTTAGGCTGAACCAAACAACTCCATATTTTTGCTTTGACAGATCAGATAATATTTGCGCAGATCACTTTACCGTATATGCCCCAGAATTTTCAAATGATCCAAGAAGACCTGTGGGAACAACATATATTTATGATCAATTTTTTGGTCTTGACAAAAAAGGATATGCGGTAGATTATTCAATAAGACCTTCAGAGCTTGCATCCAAAAATCAAGCTTATTCTTTTTATAGTTTGGCAAATAATTTTGTAAGTTTAAATTTTTGCTCTAATTTTGATAATTTTTCTTTAAGATCTTTTAGCGGTGTCGATAATACAATTTTAACGGGAAGCTTTCCAAAGCCATACTTGGTAAGATATGAGAAACAATTGGATGATCAATTAACCGGCATATATACAGAAAATCCAAATTATAATCCTGATGATACAACGCCAATACCATCAGAGGCAATTCCTGGCTCTTTATATATTGACGAACCAGAAAGTGAATTGGTTAAAAAATTTTTAATGCCATCTAGAATGGTTATTGGTGCTGGCGTTTCTAGCGTTGGAAATTCTTACAATATAAGTGGCTTGCCACAAACTTGCGCTGGGGTATTAATTATTAGTGGAAATTATTGCAATTTATCAAGCCAAATAAATGATAAATTATTCGCAGCTCTTGGGATAAAAAGAGCACCAGATCCATTTATCTTTCAAAATATAGAAAACATAAATATAGCCCCAAATATTACAAGCATAATTTATAAAGATAATCCATACATTTTAGATCAAATAACAGAAAGCTTTTTATTTTTTCCAAATATACAAAAAACAGTTTATAGATCTATTTTTGAATTTTATTATGAATCTGTTGGTATAACCGGATTACTATTTGCACCACTTGAAATATTTTATGCCAGCGGAAACATCAATAATATTTCTTACTTCCCAATATCAGCAGCAATTACCGGAACTGAAACTGGAATTTACACAGTCTCTGGCATTGGCCAAATAAATAGTAATATTATTTATGGAATAAAAGAGACTGGCATTTATGGCGCTTCAGGAATAAGACAAATTAATGATAACTTGATTTATGGAATAAAAGAAACTGGTGTTTATGGAGTATCAGGGGCTTCTGTTATTAATTTTAATTTAATCAATGTATCTGAAACATTTGGCGTTTCAAGCTATGGAATTATAAATGACGCATATGAAGATATATTTGGACTCACGGCCTCTGGATCAATATCATAATATAGTATTTATTTAAAAAAATATTTTAAATATTCTAATGTAATTTAATAATAAATCATGCATAATCAGATAAATAACTGGAGCTTTGGTGGCGAATATGTAGCCGAAATTAAATCTCCTGATGGATCTGTAAGATATCCATTTGGCGAAAAGCCATTAAAAAATCTAATTTTAGATACGTTTTTATTATCTTTGGCTTCAGGATACCGTCATAATCCGCAAGCCTATATACAAAGCTGCATATTAAGTACTGGAGATACGGCGCCAGAAAGATCACAAACGGGAATCGTTGGCCCCATACTGGCAACAACGCATGCCAGTGATTACTTTTCAACTTTAGTAGATACGGGCAATAGCGCCGCAGCAATTGCTAGGAATTTTAGATTTAATCCAGTAACTGGACCTTCTACATATAGAGAAGCAGCGATTGGATGTTTTGGGCTTGGTGGGGTTGACAATATTACTACAAGTAGAATAGTTTTTCCTAGCGATATAAATTTAACCGCTGGTGAGCAATTTTATTTAAATTATAAATTAAGTATGGGCATGCCATGGTTAACAAAGGATGTTCCGTTTGTAGCAAGTGGAAATGGTTTGGTTTTTAGTGGTGCATTAAGGTCATCAACAAATAATTCTGGAATTTTTGCGTATATTACAAGCACAACATGTTATTTTACTCTTGATCAATTTGTTCCTACAAACATTGTCTCTTATCGAACTCGTAATTTTACTAA